AGGAATCGTCAAGTCGTCGTGTTTGGTCAAGCAAGTTTGGATGGTACGACGTGGCAAACAGGCGCAACAAGCGGCACATCAACGGTTAATGAAGGTGACTTAACGTTTTTAGGAACAGTATCGGTTGCTGAACAAAACGTTAGCCACATTAGAAATTTTAGTGTATTGCAAGCGTTTGGCTTCGTCCCTGCTCATGTGCGATTTGTGATTAAAAATGACATCGGTACAGGTACCTTGCCGCTTGTGGAAGGCACATTATCAACGTCTGAAATCACAATGACGTATGCCTAGCGTTAGCCAGCGAACTGTCCGTACCACACAACCGCAAACCGCAGTCGGAATTGATTGGTCAAATCCGATAACACGCGGTTTAGTTGCGTGTCTTGATGCGAATAGACGGGTATTGATAAACGGTAGTGAAACCCGACCGCTAACGCTAACTAATCCCGTCCGTCGTGCGTCACAACAAGAATATGGCTCGACGACATATCAAGGAACAATGCAAGCAATTAAAGCACCGCCTGCTGCGTCGTCAAACGTTACCATGTTGTCGCTTTTCATTCCATCGACCGAAGTTGCAGAAAGAACTTACGGACAGTTAGGGCAAACCGCATCGGGTAATATGTTTTCTGTTGCGTCTGGGGACGGCACAACGGCTGGTGTTGTTAGGTTTAAAATTTATCTTGGTAGTACGCGAATAATTGGCGCATCGCAAGCGAATGCAGGGGTGCCAAATCTTGCTATTGCACGACATATCAATGGGCAGTCACAAAACCTGTGGTTAAACGGTGTAAAAGATACCTCAGGTGGTACATTTACTGGAAATAGTGTTGGTTTTGGTTTTTACGGTTATAACACGTCAAGCGGCACAGGCGCGTCAATCCTCAACGCGGTTTGGAATCGTGCATTAACCGATGCTGAAATCAAATCGTTATCTGAAAATCCTTGGCAAATTTTTGCGCCTGAAAGACGTGTTGTTGCGTTTGATGCGGATGTTGTTAGTGGGGTGATTGATTTACCTATTTTTGGTGTAGAAATAGATTCTAATGTTGAATCCCCAATTATTTCAACATTAGAATCCCCAATTAATTCTGTATTGAGTGTATGTTCTGCAGAAAATGTAATACATTCATCTTTTAATGATTTATCCAATACTCAATCGATTTCATTTATTGGTATTCCAAATGTAATTGGTTCATTTAATTTATCTTCGATTGGTTTGACCGGTGGCGTAGGGAATGTATCTGTTTCCGTAAATGAATCGTCTTCGATAGAATTATCAGGGATCTCATCAGGATTCGTAGATGGATACGTTACAAAATCGATAAATGTGTCGTTGAATGGATTATCTTCTAATGTTGGAATTGGCGATATTTTTAAAAATGTACAGAAATCTATCACCAATATACAATCTAATGGATTATTAAATTCATTTAATACATTAAATGATGGTTTCGTAATAGGTTCATCAGCGAATGTATATATTGGATTAACATCAAGTCTAATAAATAAACAAATTTCTGATGTAAATTCTATTTCTGATGTAAATGATTTGTTGAATACAAGAAGTAATTTATTGAATGGGATATCGTTAAATTCGAGTTCTGGAACCATGAGTAACGGATCGCTGAAAATTATTCAATCTTTATATTCAAACGTTTCATTAGGTAATATCACAAACGATACAAATAAAATTATTGTTGGTAATAATTCAACACACAACGTTGGAATTTTACAAATTTTAGCAGCCAATGATATAATTTCAACAATTTCCTCTGTAATGGGTTTATTGAATTTAGGATTATTGTCGTCATCTAGTTCTTCTGTTGTATCATTGACAAATAATGCATCTATTTTAAATTTTGGAATTATTAATAAATCTATATCAAGAAATGTATTATCGAATAATGTAAATGTTTATTCTGGTAATCTAGATAAATCATTTAACAAAAATGTTAATGGAATTTTGATTGGTTCTAACGTAAATGGATTATCCACGTCATTCGAAAAACAAATTATACAAAATGTATCTTCTGTTATAATTAATGGTATGGTTGTTTCTTCAAATTTCGATATATCTTCGAATTTGATTACAAATAATCTATCAATTTTAGGTAAGAATGTATCTAAAATTTTACAACAAAATTCTATAAATGGATACGTAGATAATGTATATCCAGAATTGTTAGGGTATTTTCAAGAATTAGTTGGCGTATCTGCTTCAACAAATCAAGGATATTTTACTCAAGATAGAACAAAAATGATTGATTCTATTTTAAGTATATCTGAAATAGAATCAATTGAAGCGAATCTATTGTTTGGTTTGACATCAGACAATATAAATGTATCGTTGAACGATTTGGAAAATTTGTTTAGAGATAATATATTATCTTCGATTTTGTTAAATTCTGAAATAGATGGAATATATACATCTAAACAATTTTTAAAAATCTTGGCAACTGCTATCTATTTCAATACAATAAAAGATAATCGATTGAATTTTAACACCATAATAAACAAAAAAGGGAAGTTCTAATGTCAAACTTTGTCGAAGGAGATACAGAATCCGCGTTACGCATCACTTGTATGGACAATAATAATTCTTCCATAATAAACCTTAATGGAACTTCTGTTAAGATACGTTGGAAGAATAAATCGAATGTTATTAAATTGAAAGAAATGACGATAATTGATGCACCTAAGGGTGTCGTTCAATATCAATTTGATGTTGGTGAATTAGAACCACCAGAAATGTATTTTGATATTATAATAACAAATCTTTCTTCTGGAAGAACAGTCACATGCGAAAATGTAGTGAAGATTATTGTAAGACATCATATTTGAATCCAATAAAAATCCCGTAAGACTAATCATCTTACGGGATTCTTTATTTCAAACTTTTCAACAATTTTGGGTATTCAACGTTCCAATCATTTAAGAAAACATGTTGAGCTTGTTTTAATGTAATCTTACCAGAACATAACAATTTATGTACAGCATGTTCGATTACATCTTTTTGTTTGGCATTATCTAATGATTCGGGCCATAAATTATGTGGATCTGTTGGATGACCGGAAACGCTTAACGGAATCCTATGGTCTTCTTGATAATGTTTAGGATTTGTATCTGAATATCCATACTCATGAATCTGTTGGATTTTCAATTTATTGGTATAATTTGATGATGGTCTAATCTTAGTGGTAAATCCTGGAACACAAACTGTCTGATTCAAATTTTCCTGCGATACGTTTGTATTTAACGATCCTGGAGTTAATTCTCTGTTTGGTTCAACAGTATCCGCTGATACATTAGTTGTAATTAAAAGGAATAACATAAACAGTAATTTCATAATTTCACGTGTAATTGATGGACTCTACATTGTATCTGGCGATTCAAGTATTCATCAGATTCCAACACTCTACGATCCATTTGTTCCCTTGCTTCCAAATAAGACATAGTCCCTAGATTACCACATAAATGTAATATCTCTCTGATGTAATTATCTTCACCTAATTGTTCTATTTCCAATTTCAAATCATCAGAACTTGAAAAGTAAGTCTTCCAATCAGATTCAGATTTCTTCTTCACTCGTTTCTTCTTTTTGGTTCCATTTTTCAATGTAACAGTTTTCATTGAAGAAGTGAATGAATAGAATTGTTTCTTACCAACGTATTTTCTGTTGTTAGATTTATTTGTGATAAGATATACAAATCCTATTTTACCTTCTGGTATATCTGTTAATTCGATTCCTTGATACAACCACATATTTGATTCTCCATAGTATGATATTATTACATATGAAGAATTTAATGATGGGTTTATTTGTGTGCAATTAAAACAAATCTTCTACCTTTACTGTTTGGTAACCAAATCTTATCGTCAGCCAAATTCTTTGTATCATAATTGATTACTTTACCAGAATCATCCTTTATGAAATCATGTTCTATTGTATCATAAACAAATACATTTAATGAAGGAACTATTGATAACTTCTTCCATAATCTTTTACCGCCTTCATATTGAACGTTATCGGAAACAATAACGTATCCATCATCCATCAATGCTTGGTATATAGAAGAAGCTAATCCAAGTCCTTCTAAGTTGGGAACTGTTGCTACAATTGATATTTGTAATTGTTTCTTATGTTCCAATTCCGCTGGTAAATTATCAATCAAAGGGTGTTTAAAATGAACTAGACACGCAACATAATATATTTTAGCTCCGTCTTCTTGCCGTATAGTTGGTATATAAACGCCAGCCATCCCTTTTGTTTTTGTCAATAAAATTGTATAATCACCAATAACACTCGAATTTTTTACAGTTTTAATCAAATCAAATCTTCTTTGAACTGTTTCATCTGTTATATATCTACCAGCATCACCTTCGGCCGATATTGTAATCCAAGCAGACTGGTCTTTCGTTTCTGGTCTATGTTCAGGCATTTCTAATATCATCTTTCTAATTTCTGCAAATGTTTTCATGTTATATTTCCCCTTTAAATTTTATTATAGATTTATTTAATCCAAAAAGAAACCCGTTAGAGCATTCAATCTCTAACGGGTTTGGTATCACAATCTATTCTTCATCTTCTTCAATATCATCCAATAACGGCGTTCCGCAAATTGGACAACTTCTAATGTCATTTTCCGAAAAATCCTTTGATTTAATTGTAATAGATCCTTGCGCATCACAATGGTCGCAAGCGAAGTTCTTTTTTACTGATGCCATTTTAATTCCTTTTAATGTGTTATTGTATATTCATTTAATTGTATTTAATATGAAATTATTCATGTCATTAGATAATTCTTCTATCTTTTTGAATAATAAATTTTTATTTTTAATTTCAAAATCCCAGATTACCAATACATTATAACCAGACATCACCCCAAGAACCAGTTAATGCACCTTTTGAATAATCCGTAATTGTAGTTTCAAAGAAATTTCCATGAATTGGCGCATTAATCATTTCGTCAATCCAATTCAATGGGTTTTTCTTAATTTTATAAATTCCTTTCAATCCCATGGAAATCAATCTTCTATCGCAAAGGTATCTAATGTATTGTTTAATATCACCTGCGGATAAATTTTCCATGTCACCCATACTGAACGACAAATCAATGAATTTGTCTTCTAGTTCAACCATTTTTTCTGCGATAGAATATAATTCGGATTTTAATTTATCGTTCCAGATATGTCTATTTTCTTCGATATGAGTTCTAAACAGTTTAATCATACCTTCGCAATGCATTGATTCATCAACTAAACTCCAAGAAACTAATTGACCCATACCTTTCAATTTACCATGTCTAGGAAAATTTAATAACATAGCAAATGATGAGAATAATTGTAATCCTTCTGTGAATGCGCTGAATACTGCAATTTGCTGAGCAATAGTGGTGTTATCCATATGAGTGAATCTATCAACATAATCATGTTTTTCTTTCATCTCAGAATATTCATTAAATTCGTTGTATATTCTTTCTGGCATCCCAAGAGTTTCAATTAAATGCGAATATGCAGCAATATGAATTGATTCTCTTGCAGCAAATCCTAATAACATCATTCTTATTTCTGGTTGAGGGAATGTTGGTAAATAATTTTTAACATATCCTCCAGCAACATCGATATCACCTTGAGTGAAGAATCTAAACAAATTTGTTAAAAAATGTTTGCTGGATTCATCTAATTTCGACCAATCTTTAATATCGTCTTGCATAGACACTTCAGTGAACATCCAATGACTTTGTTCATGAGTCAACCAATAATCATACGCCCATCCATATCTATGCGGTTTGTAATATGGTCTTTCGTCAGTTAATTTTAAATTTTTACTCATTTTATAGTTACCCTTCACAAGCCAAACAAGAATTTCCCTCGGCAACAGACATCATATTCATTTCTTCAATAATATGTCGTTGAATTTGTTGTGACACTTTATCAGCCTTTCCGACTTTATTAGATCTCAAATAATACAAACTTTTTAATCCGCGTTTCCACGCACTAAAATGGACGGCATGTAAGTATTTTATATGTGCATCTGGTCTGAAAAATACATTTATAGATTGTCCTTGGTCAATAATAGCTGCTCTATCCGCAGCTAAATCGATAATCCATCTTTGGTCAATCTCCATAGACGTTTTAAACACATCCTTTTCATCTTGAGATAAAATATCTAAATGTTGAACAGATCCTTCATTTGCAATAACGCTTTTCCAAATATCGTCTAATTTTGATTCTGTTAATGATTTATTAGATAATAATTTTTCTAATTGTTTGTTTTTGTAAATTGAAAATCCTGAAAGTGTATCTTGTCTATATGCATTTGCTCTAAATGGTTCAACACTTGGTGATGTATTTCCGACCAAAATAGACGTAGATGCATTAGGTGCGATTGCCTGCATATGAGCAAATCTTTTACCATAACCAATTCCATCTGGACATTCCCCTCGTTCTAATGCCAATTCAGAATTACACTTATCTAAATGAACTTTGATACTTTTAAAGATACGCAAATTTGTACTTTTTGCTAATGCGCATTCGAATGGTATATTTTTTTGTTGAAAATAATCGTGTAATCCTAATACACCTATACCAATAGAACGTTCATTCTTTGCGGATTCAACTGCTCTACGTAATTCTGGCGGAGCATTTTCGATAAAATGGGTTAAAACATTATCCAACATTTCGGCAACATCTCTATGAAATTGATAATCATCTTTCCATTCATCATAATAATTTAAGTTTAATGACGATAAACAACAAACCGCAGTTCTATCTTCAGAAGTTGCGAGTTCTACCTCTACGCAGAGATTCGAGCCATTGATTTTTAAGCCTTTTTTTCTTTGAAATTCTGGTAATGCTCTATTTGCCGTATCAATAAAATGCAAATATGGTTCACCGCGTTGAACTCTAGTTTCAATCAATAATTGCCAAACTTCTTTTGCCGAAACAGTTTGTGTTATTTCTTTGGTTGCTGGATCTATTAAATTCCAAGAATCGTCAAAATCTGGTTCAATCATACATTTTTCAATGATTTGCATAAAATCATCTGTTATATTTACACCATGATTCAAATTTGGACATCGGATATTTGGATCTCCAGTCGCCTTTCTCATTTCAATAAATGGTATAATTTCAGGATGAGAAATATCCAAGAATGCCGCGTAACTACCTCTTCGAGTAGAACCTTGTTTATACGCTAAAGAAGACGCATCATATGTTTTTAAATGCGGGATGATTCCAGTTGATTTATCGCCAGCAGAACGAATATCCATATGGATACCAACACCCCCACCTAACATGGATAATGTATTGACTTCAGATAATGTATCAATAAGGCCCTTTGATGTATCTGGTAAGTAAGACAAAAAACAAGAAATTGGTAATCCTTTTTTATTTCTACCGAATGATAAAATCGGAGTCGAATAACTCAACCAATGCTTAGATGCATAATCATATAATCTTTGTGAATGTTCTTTATTAGTACCAAACGCATTAGAAACATATGCATATCTTTGCTGAGGTGATGATTCATCAGACATCATGTACGATTCCTTAAATCGTTTATGTCCTAATTCATCTATCAAATTGTCTCGCGAATAATCAACATTTATTCCTAAATACAATTCCGTTATACTCATATAATTTCCTTATGGTTTTTCTTTCAAGATAAAAACACCATCTGCCGCGCAGGTCATATATTCATTCATGATATAATCTTCACAATTGAATACAGTTGCCAAAGATGGAACAATTTTACATATTTCTTGAAATGATGGTTTATGATTGAATTCTGTAATGATTTCAGTTTTAAAATCATTACCAGATTCGTTATAGATTTTATGTAATTGATACGTCATGATATAATTTAGTTGAAAAGATTTGGAGCAACTTCTGTCATTTGACGTTCAATTTCCTGCGCAACTAATCTGATTTCATATTGAGCTTCTTTTGTGTTGCGCAATTTAATGAAATCCAACCATGCTTGGAAATTACCAACAACATTTAATGAGGTCGGCGAGAAATTCGGAAGCACCATTCTAGCGTCTTCTTTCTTTGCACCTAATGATAATAATTTATCATATTGTTCATAAGAATGTTCTAATGATTCTTTTAATACAATAGATGCTTCTTCAGATGTTTCAAAAAATGGCGGAACTTCTAATTCCAAGAGTTCGGATACATCTGATTTGGTGTAACGTTGACTCTTTTGAAGGAAGTCAAGATGTTTGGAACGAACCATTTGATGAGAACAGACTCTTGAGATGTCAGAGATTCTGAAGACAGCATGAGCAAAACGTAATACCGCAAGATGACCTTTTGATGAACAATGTTTGGCACGTTTTACATTTTTATCAGGATCTGATATATCGGCACCATAACATTCTCCTGCTACAATACCTAAGAATTCTTCTGCGTTTGGTGTAACAAATAACAATTCAACTTTCATATTTCCCTTATTTTATTTCTTTAATTTTAGTCTTCTCTACGAATCCATAAAATTGTAAATCGATTAGTTTATCAGTTTCTTTACCAGTACAAATACATTCACCATTCATAAAACAAACTTTTTTGTTTTTAATGGATTCATTATATTTCGCTTGGAATAAGAATTTCATTGGTATGTATATCGTTCCTCTTTTGGAATTATACGGATATTTCAATACATAATTTTTCAACCATTCAGACCACCATGGTATTTTAATTTCATATAATGTTTCAATACCTTGTTTGATGTATTTACCAGTACATTCAAATTCACCATTAAGATGTTGATGGTATCCCCCTGTTATACTTACTCGAGTTCCAATTCTACAATCCATTGTTTTATTATATTTGATTGGAATTAATTCATTATTCCATACAAATCGTTTTTCATAATCAATTTGATATTTTCTGAAAAATAGAAATTTTGATATGAATTTATTTGTTTTCTCCGTTTGTACCACTATATTCCTGAACGGATCCGTTTTGAATAGGTAATTCATTTTGAACCTTATTTGTATCAATTAAAGCGTTGATGATGTGTAATTCATTTTCATCATATTTCAATTTCATTAGATCTTTCAATTCTTTATCAACATCAAATTTACAAGGTTTATCTTCTTTCAACATTTCCTCCAAGTGATATATTTCATGAGAGCGGATGCTCCGACGAATGTATTATTATCTATAATACTTTTTGCGTCTATACCATTCAAATACATATCATTGATGTCTTTTTGTTTTATCTTGGAATCCCAAATACAAACCGAATATCCAAATTTGATACTGTTTTCGAGTAATCTCATTATTTCAATTGCTCTGGGTTCATTATCATAAACCAAGACAACATTGTCTTTATGTTCCTTAATGAACACATTACTGTTAAATGACGAACCAGAAACAGCTATACAATTATCTATAAACAATGAATCAATTGGACCTTCAACAACGTATATCTTCTTAGAAGTATCAATTCTTTCTAAACCATATACAGGATAATCCGTATCCATCAATTTGATATTAGAATATCTCATGAAGTTGTTATCAATTGCTCTACCCGTTAATTGGAATATATATCCTTCTGGATTGAAATATGGAATAACAATTCTAGGTGAATCAATTACAGAATCAAACTTTTCTGGGATGATCGAATTGATTAACTTTTTGTATTCTGTTGTATAATACAATAGTTTCCATTTATCCTCTGGTATATTTCTTCTTGAGAGAAATTCAATTGCTTCTTTAGATTCAGATGCTGGAATCAATTGAGATAGAATTTTGTTATTGTAAATTGATGATTCAGAAAATGATGGTTTTGAATCAGGAAGTTCAATTGTTTTGTTTGCTCTATGTTTATTGATTCCTTGTTTGTATCGTTCGACAACATAATCTGAATATAACAAAGAATTGACTTCTTTTAGGAATGTACCAAACGATACAGAATACTGGCAATTGAAACATCTATAGAACATATCATTTTTAACGGTATAGATGAATCCTCTGGCTTTTCTGGTATTCTTTTTTGAATCCCCACAAATTGGACAACTCATCTTCCATGTTTCTTCATTTATCTTTCTGAAGTTGCGCATGGAAGATGAGAACAAATGGATGTATTTCTTATCGATGTATAATGACATACTTTACCATTTCTTTTGATTCTTGTTGTTATATTGTTTAGGAGGATGCGTCTGTTTTCCTGTCTTTGGAATTTCAATGTATCGTACATTAGCATCCACTCCATTACATGTTAATATAAACATTTCATCTTTTTGGATACCACCTAACATAATTCCTTCCAATTCATTTATCATAATAATTTCATTCCAATTAAACCACTATACATAATCAAACAAATTCCAATGTAAAACAATTTGAACACTTCATGTAGTTTTAATCTACCAGAAAATAACATATCCATACAAAAATAAACCCCGATTAGATTTAATAAAATCAATAAATTCATAATTCACCTTTAATGTAAGAAATGATTGAATCGAACGGTATATCTTCAACAGAATTGTATCTTGTATATCCAATATCGTTATATTCAATCCATATTAAAATGTCATCATTATTAACATTTATTTCAATGTAACAAGTCTCAGATTCATTATCCAATTCTATCTTAACTGATTTAAAATCTTCGGAAATATCCACGGTTTTGATATTCTGTTTTATATCATCTAATTCATATAGAATCCTTTTTGAATTAGAAATTATAACAAATGATGGATTATCCAATGAATCTAAATTATCTATTTCCTCTAAAAAAGAATCAATGTGAGACATTATTCTAATCCATCAGAATTCAAATTGTAAATTTGGTCAATAAACATTTGGAAATTCGATTCATTTAATTCATTACTTCTAATGCCTTTATAATAAACAGAAGATCCTTTTGAATGTAGAACCTCAATTTTGTTTTCATGAACGTCGAAATATGTAACATTGTCTACAATCAAAACTCGAACTACATTGTTGTTAAATTCAATCTTAATGGCTCTCATATTTTCTCCTAGTTGAAAAACTATATTATAATCTATTATATCAGAAACGAAAGAATAAAGATATAATACATCTTATTTGTTGAATACACAACGAAAACAATACATCCTGTATGATATATTGTTCTAATCATTAACATTGTTTAAACGACAAATAAGATGTATTATAACTGATATTTTATCCAAAAGAAATCCCATCATTTTATTGATGGGATTATCTTAAGGTTTTGACGCAAATACATTAAAATGTTCAATATAATAACCGATTGCGCCAGCTATACCAACAATAAACCATTTCCATTGTTCAATCTTAGAAATACGTTCTTCTAATTCTTCAATTTTATCTACAGTGTCTTCCAATTTATCTTTGTGAGCTTCAGCAAATTTTGAACCAAATTCAGCAACGCTTTTATTGATTTGTTTATCAGATTCATCCACTTTAGAAGATACGGCTTTAACATCTTGAACTAGAGATTTATGTTGTTCTTCAAATTTAATAATTTTTTCTTCATGTACAGCAACCATTTTATTCATGGTGATTGTATTTTCAGCAACCTTTTCAACAACTTTTTCTAATCTGTCGATTGTTCTTTGTTGGGATGCCAATTCAATATCGGCGACGTGGTCGGATGCTCTTCTTTTAACAATCTGCTCTTCCATATGCATTTTCCGTTAAAGTTAAAAAATCAATCACTTGAATTTCTTCTTGTAATCGTTTATTTGATGAGACAATATCTAAAAATTGTTCAGAAATTATATTCTCATCCATGTTGTTCTTGTATGATTCTTTGATTAAGAACATAGCAGCAGCTAAATTTTTAATTCTAGTGTCACCTCCAGGCAACATATTCATCATACGTTTTAAATTAAAAACTAATCTTTTTAGATAATTGACTGAATCTTTCTCTTCAGATGTTTTTAATGTATTGTATTTTTTCAACACTTTACCATTCTCATCAATGATGCCTAATTTAAAAGCATCAGTTTGATTAAATGGTGTGGTCAATAATGACAATATACGTAAAGCAATAAGATTATCGATAATTTTCATTACATTCCTCTTAACATGTTAAATGTTTTTTCATCATATTCCATTCCTTCATCTATATCATAATTAAGAAACATTACAACAGAAGCAATTACACCCCAATGTTTCTTATCTATTTTATTGTAGAGGAATTCTGTTGTATTAACACCAAAAACATTATATAGAATTATGATATGATTGACTATCAATTTAATACAAGATTCTTCATTGTTTGTATATCTGACAAGCAATTTCCTCAATAAATTAAATCTTGCATAATCATATTTGAATTCAAAGATATTATTACATTGAAGATTATTATAAGAATTTTTTGCTTTATCGAAGAAATCATTGTCGTCATTCATTTTTACACCACAGTCAACGTTGCAGCTGTTGTTAATTTAGGTGTAGCATTTGTTGCCGTCACATTACACGTATACTTTTTACCATTCAAACCAGTTGTATTTGAAATGGTCAATGTCGCGGTCGTTGTGCCGGTATAAACACCCACGTTTGTTAAATCAACGCCATCGACTTTCCATTGGTAACTTAATGTACCACCACCAGCCGAAATTGTAGCAGTCGTCGCAAATGTTGTTCCAGCAGGAGCAGTAATTGTTCTATTTGTTGGAGCAGACGCTGAAATTACAAATGGATCTTTCATTCGCAATTCGCCAAATTTAGTAGTCACAGTATCAGCATTAGCTGCAGTTACAATACAACGATATTTCTTACCAATCAAACCAGTCGTAGAAGAAATAGATAACGTATTTGTCGTCGCTCCTAAATAAACACCAGTATTGGATACGTTGGCGAATGTTTTATTCGAAGCAGAAACTTGCCATTGGTAACTTAATGCACCACCACCAACCGAAATAGTCGCTGTTGTTGAAACGGTTGCTGCAGTTCCTTCGAAGATTACACTTGATGCTGGATCTGTAGCTGAAATTACATAAGTTTGAGTCGCAGTTAAATTGGCATCCACTGCTCTGGTGACACCAATTGAATATCCAGAATTCGATGCTGGATTTAACAATTCAGCTTTATGTCGAGTTGTTCCAGCGGAATCTTTATACGTAAAGTATTTCCAATATCCTGAACATGTAATCCCTTTCAATTTAGTGTCTGGATCGTCAGCTTCCGCTTGAGATACAAAAATTACATTTCTTCTATCATCTTCCGATAGAAATGACGGTAAATTGGTTTCCGTATCTGTTCCAAATTTCCATGTACCCATTTTGTTTGTTCCTTATAAAAATAATAGTGGTATGGAATTATTTATATGGATGTATCTAACGATGCGCAGATAATCTCGCAGATTCAATTTTCTTGATTTTTGGTAACAATTTATTTGCCAATTTTGTGATAGTTGCTCGTTTCTTCTGAACCATCTTTTCCAATCTTTCTTTTTCAGGAATCGATAATGTATTCAGAGGTTTCTTAGCCATTTTTGTTTTAAACGCAATAATGGCAGCATGTCTTGCTCTGGAAGCAATTTTAGCTGGAGATGATTTTGTATGTAATGCCAATTTCATTTTAGCGGTTCGTTTCGATTGAGATTGATGAAATTTAACAGCCATTTTCAATCGAGCCATTCTACTTAACATTTCATCAAGACGTTCCACAGATTCATTAGTTGGTACATAAGGATCTACAATACCTGGATGAATATACCCCATATGATTATCTTCATCATCAACAATATGTAATTCATCGTCGTCATATACATCCATACCAATTAAATCTTCTAAATCTCCGATACTGTCGTAAATATCATCAACAACATCATCGTTAATTCCAATTAAATTCCCGAAAATATCTTCTGTTGTTGTATCGTCTTCTAAATCATATTCTAATTCTTCAACTTTACCGTCATTGTCGATATCTCCATCAATCTTACCATCTTTATTCTTATCTTGTAAATGATCTGGAATATCATCATCATTGAAATCTGTATAAGATTTTCTTGGTACATTATATAATGAATCCATTGTACCACTAGATGTGGCTTCATTTACTCGTTTTCTTAATTCTTTGAATGTTTGCATTGGTTTAACCGATTCTGATACTGTTGAAATAATGACATTCGATGCCGTCTTTTTAAGAGCATCGGGGATTGTCTTGTCGTCTTTTAATCTTACCATCATTTTCTTCTTAAAATCTTTATCTTTTGGATTTAAGTCAAATGTATCGGCAAGCATCTGTAATAATTGTTCGTCTTTCATGAGATTCCTCTATTCAATATGTTATTATTTATGTATTAAACATTCCCATATTTCAAGAGCTTCCCTATAATGACATTCATGGGGTAACATTTTATAGAAAGAATTGTAATCATTATTTTCAACATATTCTCTCATTTTAGAACTGGAATAGGATGACGGTCCAATACCAAATCTTTCACCTCTTGATACAATTTCAACAGATTTGAATTCAAAATAATCTCTTGTATTTAAAAACAAATCGAATCGAGTTTTATATTCATCAAATCTATCTTCACCGCATACCACTATTACTTTTTCATATTGATTTTGATGTGCGTAATGTAATAGATTGATTGGTTGTTTTACTTTTTTATCATAATCAATCTTAACAAGTCCGTCTGTCCATTTGTTCATCAACAACGATTTAATCTCATATGGTAAAGGATTTTTGTTATTGTCTTCTGTGTGAGATAAGAACATAGCAGAATCAGCATTGTATTTCTTAGCCAACTCCTTGATTTTAGAAATCAATAAGAAATGTCCTTTATGTGGTGGATTGCATCTGGCAAATGAACAGACTAATGTTTTCATTGTTTCATCAACTCCTTAAATTCTAATGTTGTAACTTTATACCATGTATCGTTAATCTTAAACATAATACCTTCAAACATTTCTCCCATTAAATTGGTTCCGACAACCTGAGATAAAATATATTCAGAAAACAAATCTTTACGTTCTTGTAATACATGTTTGATTGATTCTTTTTGAACCTTATCTATTTTCTTTCTTGATGTTAAAATTTGTTCAACATTTGGTATGTCCAATACTTTGAACACCCATTCTAATTCTTTCAGAATATTGACATTTTTGAATGAGATGAACGGATTAATGAATTTGTAATTATTATTTGATTCCATTAACAAACCATCAATTATTTGTTTTGATTCAGGATGTTCTTCATTATACACTGAATCTAAGACAGTGTGTGGGAATAATGTAGCAACTTGCCCCAATAATGGACAAGGATATGCGATATGTACAAATTTGATTGTATTCATTCGCATTGGAGTCAATCCATTTTTGTACATTAGAACTTCCATACAAACTTCTGTATCACAAGGAATACACAAAAATCCATTCAAATATGAATCAGCCAAATCTCTATACATTTCTGCTCGTTTGATTTGTAAAGGATCTGTAATTCCTTTCAATTCGATATAATCAATGAATTCTTGACCTCTGTAAATTTCACCAGAATTGCTTGTTTTAACATAAAGTTTTCCTGATAATTCTTTACCAATTCTGAATCCAAATCCATCAATTTTTAACATGACTGGAATATCAGAAAGGATGTCCCCTTTTTGTTTAATTGTTTTTAACATATTGATGAATTCAATATCTTTCATCTTATGTACATGTTGAACAGATTTTCTAGTCATTGTTTAATCCTCTTGAATAATAATCAGATATTATCTTACTATAATTTACATCTAAATCAATATCTAATTTTTCGCATATAAACATCAATCCTGTAACTTTTTCATCATAATCTTTAACAGGATTATCTCTTACAATCATCTGAGAGTTGACACTAAACATCCTACCAACATAATCATCTACAATCGATTTAATATGTTCTGGTAGGAATCGTTGAATCAATCTAATACATCCATTGAATGATTTTATTTCATTCTTATACATCAATGATTTTACTCCAAACAATATCTCAAGGATACTATCCAAATCTGTATGGAATATCGATTCATCAGATGTCAGTTCATTAAATACAGGAATTCCATTATCAAACAATTCAGTTGGTATGTATCGCCAACGTAATCCTCGTTGAACAGAAAATGCTAATTGACTTTTTTCAACAATTTTTGGTTTCTTTGTTTTTCCTGTTAACAATACAATTCGTTCTTTTGTCCTTGAAGCGGCAATAGATTGTAACATGTATTTGTGATGGAATCCTTTAATGTCTTGAATTATATCATCCCATGAACTAGAATGTGAAAATTTACTCCATTCAGTGGGTTCTCCGTTTTCAAATTCAACCAGTTCAAAATCAATCTGAATGTTGAGATTAAATTGATTGAAATGCCATAATGTGATGTATTGACCAGCAGATGTCTTATATCCAATTAGTTTCCATTTTTCAAAATCAACATATCCAGTCAGACTATCAAGCATTCTTCTGATTGAATCTTTCGTGTTAATATCAACCATCAAATCAATATCACCAACTGTATCCTTTTTCAATACAAATTGATATGTTGGTATATCATCTACGTTGAATAGATGATATGATGAACCAGAAAGGAATTGTTTGGAATTGAATAATGAATCATTCCAAATTTGTCGTTTATTGAACGTATTATGTAATTGATTCAATGTTGATAACAATTCATCAACTTCTTGGACTAGGGTATCTCTGTCAACATGTAATAAATCAATCCTGTCTGCTTTGATACCATCAATTATAACATTTCCACCCATTAGATTTTACCTTTACGTTCTTCAAATGCATATGACTGTATTTTATCCACTAAATCTGGTCTACGTTTTTTATAGAATACATCGGTACAACGTTCATCAATCGCAGAGTAAATTTGTTTTATCACATTAAAAGGATCTTCTCCTTTACGGATATGATTTTTTAATATGATGTTCAATAACCATTTTTCTAATCTATTCATTTTTAAATACCTGATGGAAGAAACGTTCGTCGGATAATTTGAAACCTAATTCAACGCAATTCAAATATACATCTATATCAGAATCAATGATATTGTCATTGGTGTTGACATATTTCATGATTGATTTATACACTGATGTTGAACTTCTGCTACCAGAATAAAATCCAGTTAACATCTGTTTGAATTGCTTGGAGTTGATATATTCAGAAATTGATAACATTTGAGTTCCTTTAAGATTCATGACGTAAAGAGTTTTTCTTTACTTTACCAGTTGATGTTAATGAGACATTCCATAAAATACCAGTATCAGAATTGATATGGAACCAGACATATTTCTGAGTTTGGTCAACAATTTTGATTTCATCTGATTCCAGTAAATCCGCTTCTTTTTTGATTTGTGTTGTTAAATCAGAAACGGTATTTTCTACATATAAAATTTTAATCAAAGCTGTTTGGATGTGATTGTCATCAAGGTATTCATAAAACGTATCAGACAATGTATAATTTTCTAATTTATTGATGTGATGGAAGATTCTCCATGCTTGTTGGACTCTTGATTGGTCAGAAACCAAAGACAATGGTAATTTGAACTCTGAGATACCATGCATTTCAATAGCAGTTTTCAACATTGTTTGATGTTCAGATGTCATTTTCATTTTTAATTCCTCCGATATAATTCAACATGAAATCTATTATAATGTTTTTTAGATTCATCGAAAGACTTTTCTTTATCTAAAAAGAAACCCGATAGAGATTTTCGCTCTATCGGGTTTGGTGTCATGAAATTTTGTAGAACACAGAACTAAAATGATTTTGTTTCTTAGAGGATAAACATAACATCTTTAATGTTTCTCTCATGTTAGTTTGTTCTAAACAATATAAGAAATGTAATAACACAAGACATCTTTTAATTGTATATTGATTATCAGGTTCTTCAGTTTCCAACGTTTGAATGTCAATGAATACAAATTTATCGTTCTTTACATAATCAACAAATCCTGAATACTTTGAATCAATCGAATCCAATGTTTTCAATACATTAGATTCAGGAACTAATTGATAATCAACGTAATCCTTGAATTCAGGAATAATGAAATCAGTCAATTTGTTAATCAATGCCTTAGAACTGCTACCGTCCCAATTAGATTTGTTGAAATCGGCAGAACCTTGACAATATACATTCAGGTCGTTACTCTTACCTCTTGGTGCCAATCTGAACATGTATTCGTAATCTTTACCAAATTCTTCCATGATACAATACATATTGATGTAAGATAACATATCATTGAATTTGAAAATCTTTAATGGTCTATCATACCATAAATTATCAACATAATTGTAATCAACTTCGACTTTCTCTACCTTAGCAAATTCATTCAATGTTGATTCAGAAACTAATCCTGTTGTTGGAGCAATGACTTTCTTCAGGGAGAAACCAATCAATTGTCTTGTGTCAAACAGATGTTTAATGGTATCATTCAGGTCATATACATCTGCTCGTCCTGTTTCAATTCTGTATAGAACTTCCGAGAGGGTATCAATGACATTTTGTTTATGATGTTTGTTGATTGCCCATACATCAGATGGATTCCAATTATCTTTCGAGTCTGGTAGATATTTGGATTGAGTCATTGTAGTCAGAATTGGTAATTTATTCTTATCGGAATCTCTATAGAATTCATAAGAATGAATATCAATCACTCTACTGACAGCATTATATGTTTCTTTGAATGATAAGAACCATGTGTCGTCAAATTCAAACCCGATTGTCTTATTGATTTGAGATTTGGTAGGATATTCAGGAAATGAGTTTAAAATGTAAGTGATAGCTTCTTCATGTTGATATGAACTTGGTCTATTATTTACAGTTTCATTACCATCTTCATCAACCACTCTTTTGAATCCACCTCCAGATTTATAGAATGTAAATGATACTCCACCGGTATGGAATTTAATGGCATTCTTGTCTTCTGAGATATGTTCAATACCAATATGCGAGATAGCATCATACATTCGTTTGATGGATTGAAAATCATCTACAATGGAGAAATGGATGTTGTTTGTGATTTTATTATCGATTATCTTTAGATGCAATTTAGATGCATAAGGTTGTAATGCATTCAACAATGTATTTATATGAGAATTGTTTTGAAATTGTTGACGTATTACTTCGAACGCAGATTTACCTAATCTATAATGGGTTGCTTCCTGTATTGTGTTGTTATACTGTTTAAAAGATAGCATTTATATTCCTTGGAAAAACAATATCATTGATAAAGATTTCCTATTTGGTTAAATTGAAAAAGCGAAAAACCTCGTCAGGAATTTCGCTTTGTATTACATTGTAATTTGTTTATTCCTTAAAATCAATCTGATATGAGATAAGTCTTTATCATAAGACCATACTCGAGTATCGAATTCCCAATCGTTAGACCCATGATATAATGTAACATCAGTTTCAACGATTTTGTTTTCTTTCAAATCGATAATGTCGACGCAAACATCTTCCATTCTGGATAATTTAGTCCATAATTTTCTGGCACCAAAGAATTGTTCCTCGTCGCCTAAGATAATCATATCATTATTCTTAACAAAATGTGTATACATTCCAGCAGCGATTCTAGTACCTTGACATTTCGTAACAACCCTTACTCCGTCGACATTATATACGTTGTTGTAATGTAAAATCGAACCTCTGTAATCTAATTCAATTATACCATACGTTCTAAATTCAGTAATTTGTCTTCTTGTACAAAATTTACCAAGACGATACATTATGTTAGATTTTGATTCTAACTTACGAATTTCATATTTCCATCCCTGTACATTTATTTCTTCAGGAATAGGATATTTGTCCTCTATAATTTGAAGAGAAACATTTTGAAAATCAATATCATCAATCCAGTCACCAACTCTAGCAATCGACATTTCCAACCTTATTTAATTGTTTCTAAGAACTCCGAAAATAATGAATTCATATTTGGTGATAATTTCCTCATTTGATAAATCAATGTTTGATTCAATTTCTTCCTGTAAAATATTGAACAATCCAAGTAGGATAGAAATTTGAGGATTGTTAAAAATAGTTGGATTTAACATATTATTTTTCCGAAAGAATTGAATTGATAAAATCTAAGATTTTAGATTGTTCTTCTTTTGTCTCATTTTTGAATTCTGTGATATATTCAGCTAATGAAAAATTGTTTTGGATATTTGAGATTTTCGTTTCTCTACCGTTCAAGAATTGGTCAGATTGATTAGATCCTCTATCCGCATATCGTTGTTTCAACAAATCTTGTTTACATTTTAAGACAACGATATGAAATTCAATATCAGGTTGTTCTGACATCAATTCATATAGATTCATATTTGTTAATCTATCACCTTCCATCAAAATGTTTGATTCTGTGACCTTGAACCATTTAACAAATTCTGGTTGAACAGCCAGACTCAACTTATCTGTTCCAGGAAACGTCTCACCTTCATCATATTTCCCTAAGATATACAAATCTAAATCTTTAGAGTATTCAGAATCCACTAATTTGGCAGGTTGTGTTCTTTCCCAAGTGGACGATTTCATGAATTCTCTGAACAGAGTAGATTTACCAGTTCCTGGAACCCCACATACAGCAATAACTTTTCTCATTATATTTTCTCGCAATCTAATTCTGTTATATTCATGTCAATCAATTTTAATCTATTACTCAATAGATTATCAACTGAACCTTTCAATTTCTCTGCTATCAGAGAATCATTATTATACTCTAATGCAGCTCTTAATTTAAGAACTTTATCACCTTTGTTTAATGTCCCTTTAAATGTCTTCCTATAATCGCAAAAGAATGTCTCAATTTCAGTGACGCCAATACATCTATTTGGATTATGAGGACATTTATATTCTTTGAAGAATTCCAATTCCGATAAGAACAATTCATCTAACAGAGGATCTTGTCTAATCTGTTCCGATGAACGTTTGGAGATAGACGATCCTGTTCTAACCAATTCAAATCCCGATAATGAACCCTTTGGTATAGTCTTCTTGAAATCATCCGACCAGACTGGTTTGTAATTCATGTCAAATATAGATTCAACCATATCAGCAACTTTGAACGCAAAGTATTCACCAAACGTAGGAATCATCTTAGCGGATTCAAGTGATGTCTTCCAATCAACAGTATGTTCTAATACATTATCAATCCATTGTTCAGGAGTTTTAATCCTCATTTTATCTATCTGAGTGTTATAACTTCTTGATTTAACATTTGTTTCTCTTGAAGCTACATCAATTCTGTCTTTACCAACTTTTGCTTCCTTGAACAACATTCTCACATAATCATAGTATTCATCGTCTGGTATAGAACATAATTTAATGGAATGTTTTAAATCATATACCATTAGATTAGAGAAGATTAACCGTTTCTTCTCAGTGTCCGATAATTCAGAATTTCTAATCATTGTATAGATGGGATCCACTTCACCCAGAGCAATATGTTGAAATGAAAACTTCCTGAATTCATCTAATAATATATAGACATCATCAAATAGATTATTCATTGGATTCACTAATCATCTGGTAATATCCTTTATTTGCCAGAGAATCCGCCTTCTCGTTTCCTGGATGACCAACATGTCCTTTAATCCATACAAATTCAATATCATGTAAATTCATTGCTTCATCTAATCTCCTCCATAGATCCTCATTTTTAACGGGTTGTTTAGAAGCAGTCTTCCAACCATTTTGTTTCCAACCTTTCATCCAAGATGATGCTCCATCTAATACATATTTAGAATCACAACATAATTTAACGGGACATGGTCGTTTTAACAATTCTAACGCATTGATAACAGCCATTAATTCCATTCTGTTATTGGTTGTATTACGTTCTCCACCACAGATTTCCTTCTCAACACCCTTGAATGAAAGGATAGCTCCCCATCCACCATTTGAATTATCTTTACCGTTGGATTTACAAGCTCCATCCGCATAGATTATCACTTGTTCAGTCATAATTATCACTTAATGTATATAATTCAGAAATTGTATTCGATTCATGATTCCATAGTTCTGTTCTAATGATTTCATGAATGGAAATAGGTTCAACATTTTCATCAGAATGAATCATCCAATCAGCATCGTTGATTGCGTCAATAATGTTCTCGTGAAATGATGATTCAATTTTACTACCAGTTGCATATTGTAATTCAAACATATTTTGTTATAATCCTAATTGGTCTAATCTTTCTCTGACAAAATGAACCGATACCCAAAAGTAATCGGCAAGATCTGTCGCAGAATATCCTTCTATAATTTTATTTTTAACTTCATCTTCCGGCATCAAAAAATGATACGCAAATTCATCTGCTTCATTTAATTCGTCGAAGATGTATTTTTGATACGATCCATATTCAATTTCAGGAACATCCGTATGAATTAGATATTCACCAATACATCTGGCAACTAATTCCCGTAAGATAAGGATCGATTTGGCGTAATCATTTACAATGAAAATTGGGTTTGAATTTGGACCAATTGAAACCAACGTCTGTAATTCATACCCAAATTCTCCATTATGAAAACATTGTAGATTACCAATTTTATTGGCAATTTTGATTACATCAACTGGAAACAGATGTTTTGTATTCAATTCAATACGTTTTATATCAGCATATTCAGCTAATGCTGGATTCAATTCTTTAATTGTATTATGCCCTCTAGGTGATTTCATATTATAATCCCATTGATTTAGCTGTTGACACAAATTTCATTAGATTACCAAATGATTCTTTACAGAATTCTTGAAATTTCATTCTCGTTTCTGGTTTGATTTTATTTGAACGTAATGCTCTGATAGCAACACCGGCGGATCTAGTGTCAACTCGTCTTGATGTCCCGTCTTTGAAGAACACTTTATGATTTTTATTGGTACAATTTCTTAATTGAGAGATGATGTTATCGAATACAAGTTCATTACCACAAATCATTTCAACTTCTTCGTCTACGTTTTTTGTTACAGGAGGAACTTTATAATAATCTTTGGCAATTTTATTTTCACTCATCCATGTTTTAACGGATGCTGGAATTTCAGATAACCCCAATAGAGAAGATACATGTTCAAAAACTTCTTCATGTAATCCATGGTCAAATTTAGAATCAGATTTGTAGTAAAATGTAGTGACGATTGATAAGAATGTATTTTTGTCCATGGTAATCTCCTAAATTGTAAAAGTAAGTTCTAAATCAGATGAAATTGAATCGGATACAATAATGTCTTTGTATTCATGTAATCTATTTTGTATATGAATCAAAAATTGTAATACAACTTTGTTATCATATATTGATAGATATCCTTGTTTTATCGAAAACACTTCGTATTTGCCAATTTTGTTTGTATTAACCAAATATGAGATTGATACCAATACGTCATCTTGTATTTGGAATAATAAATCTCTAATTCCAGATGAGTGTTCAACATTAGTGATTAATTTGGCAACGTTCTTTGTCATTGTTTTCCTCCAAGTTAAATTGTATCAATACATCATATTCGCCTTGTAATTCCAAATCAGAATCTAAGTTTAATGATATTTTATATCGTCCAAAGTTTTTCATTAGATGTTTGATGAATGAAAAGATTATCATATTATGTTTGTAATCTAAAATCAAATCTTTTCTGGATGCTTTATAATTATGGATGAATCCAGTTACACCATCAATGGTCATTTCTAATTGTAATTCATCAGAACCGTTCTCATCCCAAAAATCAAAAAGAATGTTTCTATGTTCTTCATTGAACCCAGATTCATAATTGAAATTAATACCAGAAAAATTACTCATGTATCATTCCTCGTTTTTTAGCTATCTCCGTCGCTTTGTCGATTGCATGTTCAAAATCATTTGTTGCGTATAACATTTCACTAAGCGATGGTGAAGATACATCTTGTATACCAATTTTATACTTAGAATAAATTGTTTTCAAAATGACAACCTTAATACCATTCTTTACATCAGATTCATATTTCTCTGAGAATCTATTTGTAATTGGTTCAATCTTATGTAATTTCATAATTCCTCCTATTAAAGTAAGTTCTATTATACTACTTTAAACGATCTTCGAAACTTTAAATAATAACATATTAAATAAGGAGAGAAACAATGAAAGCATTATCTATTGGTATCAACAAATACAACGTAGCACCTCTGAGAGGTTGTATAACAGATTCTAATGATTTAACAACAGAATTGATTGAAAGGGGATTTGATGTATCGAGGTTGTTAGACGAACAAGCAACCAAATCAAACATTATTGAAAAGATGCATCAATTATTGTCTGAATCCAAAACAAAATTCATTTTACATTATTCTGGACACGGTTCACAGATCCCATGTTCAAATGGTTCGGAAGAAGATGGATTGACTGAAATCCTATGTCCATTCGATTTAATCAATTCAGACGGTTCATGGACATCCAATTATATCACAGATGATGAAATACAACAATTGTTCTCAGAGTTTCCTGATATTCATATAGAAGTTATTCTTGATTGTTGCCATTCAGGAACCGCAACTAGAGATATTAAACCAACATCCATTACTCCTAGATTCATACAATCTCCTGTTATAAATTCATCTAAGAATATTCCATTCGGAGTATCTAATGATAATGTAATCTGTTGGAGCGGATGCACCGATAATCAGACGGCAGCTGACTCGTTCATCGACGGGAAATACAGGGGAGCATTTACCACAGCATTTTTGACTGCTTCTGGTAACAGAGAAATAATGTTTAAGAATATTACGGATTACATGATTAAGAATGGATATGAACAACGACCAGTCTTAACTTGTACAGATAAACAAAGGACAGAATCAATGTTCTAAAGAAATGGGATAGAATGTAAAGTTCTATCCCATTTTTATTAATGAATCATTGCTATCGAGCCGATTATGTAAATCAATATAGATGTTACAACCCAGCAAGATACAAACAATACTCCATTTATAATTCTCTTAATCATATTTGAATTCCTTTATATTATTTGCGTTCATCAACAATTCTTCTATTTCATGTATGTCTGGAAACTTATTGTCTACATTCAGAATAGGATACATCGTCAATTCATTATTTTCATACATTGAATTACATTTAGTTCTTAATTGGAGTTCCTTACTTTGTAATTCATCTTTACTCAATTTCTGATAACGTCCAATATCATTTAATTCTGGTAATCTACCCTCCAATAGACATTCAGCAACGTAAAGACATCTTGAAATATGAAATGATTTTCGATTCTTTTTATCTTTACTTGTATTCAATAATTTCAAATCAAATTTAGCTCTACCGACGAATCCTTTTATAATTTTGTACGTTCTACATGTTAATAATTTATCCGAATTCGTTATGTCTGTGAATAACACCAATTCAGCAAAAATGTTAGATTCACCAGATAATAAATTTTTGTAAAACGTAGATTCAGTTGTCAACATCCATTGAGTGTTATTTTCGATGTCATCAAATTGAAAACAATGGATGTTTGGATAAATTCTATCTGAATTGAAAATATCGTCGAGTATTAAAACAATATCCTTGTCCGATTGTTCTGTATTGGTTTTATGTAAATGGGATCCAAACGTATATCTAGAAATTGTATATTGTTTCAATATATCAAATTGTTCTTTTGTAATTTTTATGTTCATTTTTCTCCTTTCATCATTTCTCTGTTTAATTCAACCACTTTCAATAGATTGTTATAATTTTCGGAGACGTAATTCTGTAATTCAAACCTATTTTCTGGTTTGATGTATTCATCCGTTAAGATTGAATATAATTCTTTTAATGTACGTTTGTCGATCTTCTTGGAGGTTCCATCTGTAAATTTGATTTCATTATTATATCGAATTGCTTTATTACATTGGATGATAATAGGTTCTAATGGTTTTGGTTGTTTCTTCAGATTAAGGTATTGTTGAACAAAAATATCAACATCTTCTTCGATCTTGGGGATTTCATAGAATCCTTTTGAACGAGTATTTTCTTTCATCCATTGTTTGATTCCTTTGGGTGATGGGATGTTAAGATATTCATTTGTTTCTTGGAAGAAATACTCTGGGATACCGCCTGAATTCTGCGTATCTGATAAGAAGTAAATTGATGAT